CTTTCATCATTATTTTGGGTTATACACCATGGTCTCTTCACCAGCAGCTTTAAAAGAATCTGACCATATATCATAATATTTACTTTTCTCATATTTTTCCCTATTTATCATGAGCAATTCTTGCAAATCGGATAAAGATGGAAAGCCTCTCAAAAGTGTGTTTTTATCTAACATCGCTTTTTTCATAGCTTTATTAATAGAACCATGCCTATCTCGAAGAATATCGTCTATAGAGTTTTGCCAATTTGGAACTTCTTTTAAGAAATAATGGTAAGCCATCTCACAAAACTCATACCATACAATATTGCAAGGATTATCATAAGGACCTGTTATTGCTGACAATAAATAATCTATAGGTCTTCGCAAATCTCCAGAGCCTTTAGCAAATTTCCTAATATTAGTTTCTACTGAACGATAGTGTACTACTAAAGGCATACCTGGAGCTTGCATATGTTTTGGAGTTTTTACTGCATATTTCTGAAGAAACACTACACCCTTTTTGCTCAAAGTACCGTAGGACGTATATTCACTTAGAAAATAATCAATTAATTGGACATCTCGTAACTCAAAACCTCCGAAATCTTTAAAAAACTTCTTTATACGATCAGGTGAAAAATAAATATGGATTCCTTCAGGAAAACTACTAACGTTATCATCTCCATATACCATTAAGCAATACAGCGATTTTACCATCATGTCTTGATACATACGTCTAAATTCAGCATTAGTGAGACACATATATATGCAATAACAAAAAAACATCAACAATACTATCCAACTATCTCCATGTGATGTCTCAAAAGCTCCAGATGGCATTACTCCTAAAATGATACGCCATATTGAACCTAACATCTTGGTAACCTTACATGACAACCGCTCAGTAACCAACTTCAACAACATTATCATTATTGTACGCTCTTGATCAGATGAAAATTGGTAATAAACAAGTGTATACATTGCATATAAATTCAAAAAAAGCTCTATAACAGATGTATCAAATCCTGTAATATCAAACATTAAAAAGAAACGATTTATTGATGTATACTTGTGAGCGTTAGCGAAAAATTCCATACCTCCGTGCCACCATGTATGACCTATCTTTATTCCTTGATGAATACCTCGTTCTATATTTTGCCTATCACTATGTACCATCATTGCTAAACAAAGTGTAATAAGGTCTGGAATAAAATACTCTCTT